ATGAGTACAACAGAACCGAATGTATCAGACAAAGGGCGATACACCATGACAGAGACATGCAAGGCTCTGGGTGTTCATCGCAACACGTTGAGACGCTGGCTCGAAGCTGGCAAAATAAAGTACAAGTTCAGACGCATCGACAATCGGAAGGTTATTGAGGGTGCCGAAATCAAGAGAGCGTGGAGGGTTGCCCTATGAGTAAGTTATCAATCAATATGCGCAGGATGATTGTGAAGTACACAGACATCTGCTGGCTTATCACTAGCTGGAAGGCGAACCGCAAGACCCGAAAGCGTTGCGAACTAAACAACAAGTGCTATATCGAGGCAGAGCGAAGAATCCAGTACAGAGAGTTTAAGGGCAACCTTTACGTGGCACTCGATAATATACCGCTCATACATCTGAACGGAATAAATAACGACATATTGAAACAGTGCCGTGAGACATTCCAAAGTTACATATTCAATCAGCGAGGAGGAAACGAATGAAAATTATCGAACAATGCAAGAAGGCAATGTATGACGCCATCTGGCTGGAGATTGACCGGAATCCGAAACGTCCGGAATCTGCAAGGGTAGACATCAAGACGAAGGCTGGTGATATCTGCGTGTGGTGCCATCCGGACTGCAACGTGGCAGTTGTCACTCATAGCATCGGCAACAATGACAGCGTGAGGTTGGAAGAAGCCATCGAGGAGTGTGTCGACTATCAGGACGTATACAATGATTACATCAAGGAGTGTCCTTCATCTGTCGAAGAAGAAGATTTGGCAGATAGATATAATGAACAGAGACTTGACCGGCTCATGGCAGAGTTGGCCGGGGAATAAATAATAATAACTTAACATAAAGAAATTATGGAAAATGAAATTATCAATGTAAGTGGCGGTGAAATGCTGGAAGCTATCAACCGCAGCGAAATCGATGTTCAGGTTGCAACGGCTCAGAGATACCCGCGCGACATTGAACAGTGTAAGGCAAATATGATTGCGCTTGCGTCAATCGATGAAGACGTAGCGTACAATTGCTTCTATCATCTTGAGAGAACAGACAAGAATGGAGAGAAAGCAATCATTGAAGGACCGAGTGTCCGATTTACTGAGATTATCTCAGCATGCTGGAAGAACTTGCGTATCGCTGGCCGCATCATTGGCAACGATGGCAAGACTATTACAGCGCAGGGTGTCTGTCACGATCTGGAATCAAACGTTGCCTATTCGGTAGAGGTTAAGCGCAACATAACCAATAAGTACGGCAAGACATTTTCACAGGACATGCAGGTGGTGGTTGGCAATGCTGCCGTATCAATTGCCCTTCGTAATGCTATCTGCAAGGTGATTCCGCAAGTGCTCATCAAGAACGTTGTCAAGTGCGTGCAGAACAAGGCACTTGAACACATCAACAAGGTTGGCGTGAAGGAGAGCTGGAGACAATGGCTTGCGTTCATGCAGAAGACCTACAATCTGGCAGAGAGTGACATTCTTGCTTATATCGGCAGAACATCATCTGATGATGTGACCGCAGAGGACGTACAGAAGATTGCCGGTGCTTACAATGCAATCGCTGAAGGTACGACAACCGTTGAAGAAACCTTCCATAAACCGAAGGAGCAGAAACAGATTGCCCAACAGGCGCAGGCTGCAGCCGATGATGCTAAGAACAAGGCACAGCAGGCAATGCAGCGTAGCCAGGGAAGCAAGGGCGCAGCAGCAAAGAAGTAGTTTTCATTTTATAAAGTTATAACGTTGCCCGAATTGCCACTGGGTAACCTATGGAGTGGGCTTCCATCATAACGTTAGGGAGGGAACCAGTGGCAACTTTTAATCATTCAGTAATATGACAGTAAAACAATTAAGAGAAGCGATGAAAGGTCTCAAAGGAGACGTTTATGTAGAGGTTGTTATGCCAGCAGACAAGGCTGGCTCAACGTGGCACATGGCACCGGAATCCGCATCCAAGAAGGGTGGCAGATTCCAGCTCAGAATCGACAATCCAATGTAGAACTTTAAACGCATAAAAATTATGGCAGAAAAAGAAAACAATCAGAGACGCGAGAGTACTATAAACAAGTACTTCAGCAAAACCGCAGACGCCTACAGGGCATGGGCAGAGGAAGATGAGGAAGAAAGAAACTATCTGCAGATTGCAGCTGAGACAACTGGAGACGCAGACGAGAACGGAAACCAAGGTTTCGATTTTCATATTGCTTACCATGGGAAAACCAGTTTCCTTGCTAGCGGAATTGCTCAAACAATGGAAAAGGACAAATTCCTTCGCTCGGTCGTTATTAAGGCAGCGAAGATGTATTTAATAGAAAACGATAAAAATAAAGAACAATGAAACAGGTAATAAAATATAAGAACAGAGAAGAGTGGTTGCAGAATCGCTCAAAGGGAATAGGTGCAAGTGAAGCCGGAACGGTTGTTGGTCTGAATCCATGGGAAACCCCATATCAGTTGTGGAGACGTAAGAAGGGATTGGATGGTCCGAAGGCTGAAAACTTCGCAATGATGGCCGGGCACATTCTTGAAGATGCCGTTGCCCAGTTCTACCAGAGGGAGAGTGGCTGCCAGATCATCAAGGCATCGACCGATGATTTTACCATCCTCGACCCGGAAAATCCAATACTTCGTGTATCTCCAGACCGTACCTTCTGGCGCAGTGGAGCTAAGCACAATGAAGCGGAAAAGTCTATCCTCGAATGCAAGACTACTCAGATGCAGATTGATGCCGATGACCTTCCGGAACATTGGTTCTGTCAGTTACAGATGAATCTCGGAGTTGGCGAGTACAAAGATGGAGCGCTGGCGTGGCTGACTGCCGGGCGAGAATTCGGGTACAGAGATATCGATTTCGATGCAGAGTTCTTCTGCTGGCTGAAAGGCGAAATCAACACCTTCTGGACTGACTACATCATCGGGGATAAAGAACCGCCAGCCTATAGTGCGGAAGATGTTCTCTTGAAATCTCCTCTCCATGTAGCTGGTAAGGAAGTGACCGCAACGAAGGAGATACTCGAACAGATTGCCCGGCTTAAGGAACTTAAGGAACAAAATAAGAAACTGGAGACCGAGCAGGATGAGATTGAGACGAACTTGAAGTTGTTCTTCGGGGATGCTGAGAGTATCATTTCGGACAACGGAAAGACGCTGGCAACATGGAAGGCACCGAAGGCATCAGAGAAGTTCGATGCGAAGGCATTCCAGGCAGATCATCCTAAAGCGTGCGCAAAGTACATCAAGACGGTGCAAGGCGCAAGAAGGTTGCTAATTAAGTAAATCTCCTGCTTATGCAGCATTCAATATCAACAACAGACATCAAAGCAATCGTAGGCTATCTCGAAGCCTACATTGCTAAGATGAGTAGCGAGCCACGACTGACAACAAGGGAAATCAACAAGGTCAGACGAGCAACATTGCTCCTCAATAAACTGAAAAAGAAATTATCATCATGAACGATTCATTCATTCTATATACATCATATTACGCCATCATTGAAGGCTTGTCAGATGCGCAACTCGGTCAATTGACAAGAGCGATATTCATCTATGCGCGAGACGGTAAAATCATCGAGCTCGAACCTGTTGTTAGAATGGCTTTTTCCTTCATCCGGGATAACATCGACAGGAATGCCGATAAATACCAGAAGAAGTGCGAGAAGATGCGTGAAAACATCAAGAAGCGATGGGAGAAGAAACAGGCTGACAATGTGGAAAACATACAGAAGAATACGAATGTAGAAAGCGATACAGACGTATACAAAAGTATACAGAAGAATACAGACGTATACAAAAGTAGCTTATATGATAATGAGAATGAATATGATAATGTAAATGAGAATGATAATGAAGGTGATAATGATGCTACTAACGTAGCAATAAATAATAAACCTTCTAAAGAAGGTATTCAGAGTGCATCGGTCAAGACCGAAGCACCCGGTGGCGGCAAGGGTTCGAAATCTCAAAGAATAAACTATGCAGCCGTCAAGGAATACTGGAACCGCAAGCATGATGAGACGAGGAGCGCAATGCCGCCTATTACGCTCATGACCGAGAACCGCAAGGTGATGGTTAAAGCAAGGTTCCGTCAATGCAATGGAGATATGAACACCCTGTTCAAGGCGATTGACATTGCGATGGCGAGTGACTTCATGAACGGCAACAATAAGCATGGGTGGCTCGGCAAGTTCGATTGGATATTCGGTAATGAGCAGAACTTCGCGAAGGTGCTGGAAGGAAACTTCAACAACGAGCCTGCAAGCCAGCAGCCGGGCAACGGTAATGTTGCTGCCGCTCCTTCATCAGATGGCCGTGAGAGCATCGGGGAGCGATGGAAGAAAGAATCCTTGCAGGCTCCTGTTACTGAGAATAAGGATGCGAAATTCCTTTGCGTCATTAATCAGGTGCTTGCGGATCTGAAAAAGAATCCGAATAACATTCCGGCTAGACAGTCAATGATGAGATACTACGAGAAGGGAATTCTACAGCATCTTGGCATCGACTGGAAGCCTTGAAAGAATCACGAATGAGGGCGAATATTTCGCGCGTACGGGGTGTTCGTTCCTCAATCGGTAAATTGTACAATAGATAAATAATAAACGCTTAAAACGAAAGAATTATGGCAAGATATGCACTTAGAAACCAACAGAAGATAAAGGAAGTATACGGAACTTCGGTGTTAGAGAGAATGAAAGTATCGTTGGACGCTTATTTCAAGGCTGACGACATCAAGCCGGAGGAATGGGAAACGAACGAACCATACCCGATAATCTCAATTGACGACAAGGGGCACTCGTTCGGGCTTATCTGCTTTTACGTGACGAGTGTTGTCTATGACGTGTATCACCTAGCGTTCAAGGAGTTCGTTAACTGAAAGTAAAACTAAAATTTAAATAAACAAAAGAATTATGGCAGAATACAATAATCGGAGCATTGACATCGACCTTGAGGAAATGTTCAACAATTTATCGGATAAAGACCAAGAGGAATTTTTGGTCGACATGTCCAGGAACCTACCGGGCGAAGAAGAAAGAGCGGATGTGGTAAAGGATAATATGTGGTATCTCGAAGACGATACTGCTGCCGACATCATTACCGACACCTTCGAGAGAATGAGCAGTTCAGACCAAAAAGAGATTGCCGAGCGCATCGCAGACGCACTGACATCTGAGCAGCGTGAGGCACTTGCCGAGTACATCAAGGAGGGATAGATATGGAAAAAGAAGTAATTGTAATTAATGAACCGTATGAAATAGCCAAGGATTTTGTGGCGGGCACATTGCTTAACGTTAACGGTAGATTATTGAAAGTAGTGTCGGATGATGATGTACCTGCACAGCAGAATACTTGCGATATATGTGCTCTTGATACTAAAGGGTTGACAGAATTTTGCCCTTGTGCAAGATGTAGCGATATTCACTTTAAAGAGATTAAAGACCATGAATGAGTTATTTTTCCACGAATGCCGTGCTGCTGGTCTTGTCTTCAAGACTTCGGAAGACTGGTTTAAATGGTTGACCGATAACGGCTATGACATTAAGAAGTCTGTCGCAGAGCATAAAGGCTTCCGGTTCAATATCAAGGATGAGTGCATCAATCCTCACGTAATTGAATATTCCATCGAGGATGCAGACAACTGGGGATGGAAGGTAATGACCGCCAACACCCAGTTCGGCTGGATATGGGGCTACAGCATACGGAAGGGAAATTCCGGGTATGACAGCCCTGTTGCCTATCCGAGCCGATATGATGAGCTTGGCATCTTCTACGGCAAGGAAGATGAAGCAGTTCAAGATGCTCTGACCTGCATCATCGGAGACCTTGCAAAGAAGGCTGGAACGAAGTATATCAACCTTCTTGTCTGGGCGGCTAAGAAGAAGCGGGCAGGCATCATCCATCCGCAACAGGAACTTTTTAAATAGTTATCATAAACCGTATTGGCTATGAACAGAGTTGATATAAAACTGGTCCGTGAGTGTGGTCTTCATCATCTGTCAGTTGGCAACAGAGACATCTGGCTGGCAGATGATGAGGTAAAGGCTCTAGAATGTATCCTCAAAGATTACAATGCGGACACGAACAATTTTAAACGCAGATAAATGAAAAAGATAGAAATCATCACGGATGCCCATCGCCATCACGTATACATCGGCAACACCGATTTCTGGCTTAATACCCAGGAACTGTTGGAACTTTATTTTAAACTCGGACGAGTGAAGTTATAACAATAAAAACATTCAGACAATGGAACAGAAAGATATTGATATTTACGAGATACTCAAAGATGAAGAGTACGGTACAGAGTTGTACACGCCAAAATGCGGAAGGGTGTGGCACAGTGGAATGGCAAACGACAAGGACAGTGCGAAAGCAATCTGGACTGAGGACGAAGCCGGAAGAGAACACTTTTTCGACAAGAACGGAAAAATCTATAAAGAAGGAGAAGTTCTGCTCTTCCCTTCGAAAGAAATGAGAGACTGGAACAAGTTCTTCAAGAAGGGAGACGTGCTGGTTTGTTACGAAGGAAAGAAGCCGTACTATACAATCTTTGATGGTTTTGAAAACAACACTTATCAAACTTTTAATGGAAAGTTTGCGTATGATAGTTATGAAGACAAATGGTATCAGAATGAAGGTAATCTTTCTACAATTACCTTCCATAAATTGAGCCGTGCAGATTCTGAAATTTATATAACAAAAATCGAAGAGCGGCTCGGTGGCAAGTTGAACCGTAAAACTTTGGAAATCGATAAGACTCAGCCAGAGTTCAAGGATGGGGATATAGCTTTTGCCGACTATGGTAATAGACAAGATGTATTTATAGTATCAGACAGAACTGGTTTATCAGAAGGTTATAGCTCATTTATTTCTATGGATTTAAATAGTCTAACTTTGAGTATGGCCTGCAGAACTAGTTTCTTTAAGAAAGACCTTTGTAAACTTCGCCTTGCCACGGAAGAAGAGAAGCAACAGCTCTTTGATGCCCTTACAAAGAAAGGCAAGGCTTGGGATAGTGATAAGAAGCAAGTTGTTGGCTTGAAGCCAGCGTTCGAAATTGGCAAACTCTACGTTTTCAGAGAGGAAGACGAGGACGGAGAGCTGGCAATCATAGGCGAACTTATCGCCAAGAACGAAAGCGAAGATACGCTAACATTCGGCAACCAGTATGAGATTGAGACCGAGAAGTTCGTGACCGACCAAGCCTTCGACCTGCGTATAAGCGTTAACAAGGAACTTCGAGAAGCGACAGAGAACGAAGTCGAACTGTTCAACAAGCATTATGCCATCTGGAAGAAAGAGAAGGAAGAGAGGGAGCATCCAGCCTTCAAGGTCTTTGACAAGGTGCTGGTAAGGAACGGAAAGAGATTCAAGTGGCAGCCAGCCTTCTTCGTTCGTGACCGTGGAGAGGAAGCAATTTACAGATATAAAGTCTTGCTTATCGAAAAAGGAAAAGTGGGAGACTTCACCAGCTGCATCCAATTCGAGGGACACGAGAACATCGCCTTCACTGACTACGATATTGAGAACCTGCCATTCTAGGACGTATGGCGAGTGAATTATGCAAGGCTTGCGATGCCGGGCGAAACTGCATAAACGGCATATACTGCCCGGCACGCAAGCAATATGTAGAACATCAGGTAATACTTGAATGCAATGAGCGATTTCGCAACAAGGGAGAAGAACAGAACGTACTACCAGGAACACCGGGAACAGATCCTCAGAGCCACAAAGGAATGGCGAAAGAGAAACCGGGAAAAATACCGGGCGTATCAAAAGGAGTACTGGAGTAAGCACTACCGGAACTACGGTACGAAGAACCGGGTAGCCGACAGAGCGATGCGTGGTGAGAGGAAGAAGCCGGACGTAGAGAAGGCTCTTTCAATGTTCAAGAATCCGCAGAAGGCAGCGCATCTGGCATGGCTGCTCGAAAACAAAAAGAATAATCGGTCGTGAGTTCAATAATAGAGTTTTTAACCAGCGAGGACAGAAGGGGATGGCTCCCTATCAAAACAAATAAACTTATAACATCTTGAAATTAAGATATGAGAGCCGGAAACGCATCTCCCGAAGTCTGACAACAAACAAAGAAAGCGAGGTGGTACATGAAGAAGTAGAAAGAAGACGATGATATAATTTAATTATGCTTTTATCCTACGGCTGGCGGTGGAAGAAGAAAGTGTCTGCAAAATATACATTTTATTGTTATTCTTATTTTGCCAGCAGGCAACTTCCGGAATCCCTGCCAGCTTTCTTTATCGCTCAGAGACAAGGGAAAGAAAAGGGGTAGGGGATAAGATAGGGATAATAACGTGTGTGTGCGTGTGTGTGCGCACGAAAGAGTGTTGGATGATAAACTATACCAGCAAAACAAAATAAACGCTTATGCGTGAAATTCGAACAAAATAAAGTACTTTAAAGAAAAATGGAAAAAGGAACAGTTATAATTGGTATTGACCCCGACAACCAGGAAAGTGGTGTTGGTGCAGTCTTCGATGATAGAAAATTCTTAGCCTACAAGATGGAGTTTTCGGCTTTGATTGATTATCTCAGAGCTATGAACGAAAGTTGCAAGAAGGTCAAGGTTGTTATTGAAGGCGGTTGGATAAACAAGAGCAACTGGCATATGCTGGGTCAATACATGAGTGCAGTCAAGGCAGCAGCCATCGGACGCTCAACCGGGATGAACCATCAGACCGGAATCCTTATCGTAGAATGCTGCAAGCATTACAATATACCCTACGAGATTATCAAGCCTTTGAAAAAATGCTGGAAGGGAAAGGACAGAAAAATCACGCAAGACGAACTCGCCTACTTCGTGAGCCCAGACGGTAAGTTGCCGAGAATGAATCAGGACCAGAGAGACGCCCTTCTCATTGCTTGGGTGTGCGCAGGGTATCCGGTCAAGGTTAAACCTATCGGGCAAAAGAAGGAGAGTGTCTTGAAGAGAACGGTTGACAGCTTCGACAAGTGAGCCGACTGAAACTATAATAAACGTTAAATATTATTCTGAACACTAACAAAGTGAACGAAAAGTCGTACCTTTGCCGAGGTGTTTGAATTACGAACACGGAAACTTAATACAATTGCAGATGAAAACAGAAGAAATCAAGCTATCTCAGATTACCGAGAATGCCGGGAACCCGAGAACCATCACGGAGGGAAGCAGGGGAGTGATTGTGTACGCAAGGAACGCATGCTTCGATATCGCAGAGGAACTCGGATATAAGTACTTCATCGAACTTGATGATGATTACTACGAATTTTCGTGGAAGTTTGATGAGCGAGGAAGATTCAAGCAACGACACATTCTTAACTTGAACTTCGTCTGGAGAAGGATGCTGGAGTACTTTCTTTCGTGTCCGTTTGCTACTCTGGCGATGGCTCAATGTGGCGATTTCGTTGGTGGCAAGGAAAACCAACTGGCGAGAACCATCGGCACAAAGCGCAAGGCGATGAATTCGTTCATCTGCTCAACTGACAGAAGATTTCAGTTTATAGGACGTATCAATGAGGACGTGAATACGTATACCATGTTGTCTACGCAGGGGAAAATCTTTCTCACGTTGGCACAGGTCGTTCTCAATCAAGAAATGACGCAGACCAATAAGGGCGGCATGAGTGAAGCGTATTGGGATGAAGGCACGTTTCAGAAGTCTTTTTCATCTGTCGTTGTCTGCCCTAGCGCGGTTAAGATGGGTATGATGGGTAATATCAATCGAAGACTGCATCATTCTGTACAATGGAAGTGCGTCACTCCGATGATAATATCTGAGAAGTGGAAGAAATAATATAATTGCGTTCTGCCGGGTGTTCGTTCATTTGTTGATAAACTTACCAATTGAACGAAACAACCGCACAGACGTGAAATCTTAAGGAAATAAAACTATGGGATGCGAATGTTGTAAAATACACGACCGCAGTTCTTTTGAGAAATGTAAGGTTGGCAAAGGTGAGACTATCCGTAGCTTTTACGTTGCTCCCTGCGGAGTATCATTTGAAGGTAGGGGTAGCAATTACACTCCGCCTAAACAGAAAAGAAAAAAGAAAAGGAGAAAATGAATTATGCCAAGAGGAAACAATAACAGATTGAAGGCGCAGCATTGTGCGAAGGAGCAGCGACTGGAAATCGTTGCTCCCTTATGGCGCAGAAATTATAATTATCGGGAGATACGAGCCGAGGTAATGAAGCGGCTCGACCTTCCATCCTATTCCCTGCAGACCGTGAAGAGAGACGTTGATGCGCTCTTGAAGGAGTGGAAGGAGAACAGGCTGGAAGATACCGACAAGAGAATATCATCTGAACTTGCACGCATCGACCTCGTTATCAAAGAAGCATGGGAGATGTGGGAGAAGTCGAAGGAAGACTACGAGAAGAAGAAAGCTAAGCAGAAGGGTATTCCTAAGACTGACGATCAAGGTGTTCAAGTTGGTGTCGTGACTACGTATCAGGAGATGCAGAATGAGGAATACCGGGCGAGAGGTGATGCCCGATACCTTGATATTATCATCCGGTGCATTGAGCGAAGGTGCAGGCTGCTCGGTCTTGACCGGGAATCAATCGATGTGAATCTGGCCGCACAAGGCAAGGTTGAAATCGTATACCGGGATGCTGGTGTCTCCTGTGCTACCAGCGAGGAAGAGGTTAGGCAGCGAGAAGGTCTTTAGCTTTATTTTACCATAATATGTTTTAAGTTTTATTATTTATTGTTTGTTGAAAGATGGCACTATTTGAAGTTATCGGTGAGTTGTACAAGGCGAACGATGATGCGAAACCGAGATTCCTTGTGAACCAGGGCGGAACATCATCCGGGAAGACTTACACCATCATGCAACTTCTTATAGTGCTGTCAATCGGCAATCCGAGGGCAATCATCACGGTTGCCGGACAAGACCTTCCGAACCTTAAGGTGGGCGCAATGCGAGACCTTGAAACAATCATCCATGGTTCCGCTTGGCTGCTCGACTGGTTCAAGACGAATAAGGCTGAATCCACGTATCGTGGCAAGAATGGAGCATTGATTGAGTTCAGGAGCTACAAGGACGCGCAGGACGCTAAGAATGGTAAACGTGACTATCTCTTCGTGAACGAGGCAAACGGTGTACCTTACGATGTGTTTTGGCAGCTTGCAATCCGAACACGTAAGCAGATATTCATTGACTACAACCCAACGGCTCGCTTCTGGGTGCATGACAACATCATCGGTCGCAAGGATTGTAAGCTCATCATCAGCGACCACCGCAACAACAGATTCCTTACAGAGAGCGAGCATGAGAAGATTGAAGCCATCGAGGATAAGGAATTATGGCTGGTATATGCTAGAGGATTGACCGGACGCATTACCGGACTTATATTCAGCAGATGGGACGTTGTGGATTCCCTGCCGCCTAAGGACGAGTGGAAGATGGACGTGAGGGGTCTCGACTTCGGATATACCAACGACCCTTCCGCTCTCGAACATCTTGTGCTGGCGCATGGCGAGTTATGGGTGGACGAGGAGTTTTATGAGGTTAACATGACGAACCCTGACATCGCACGAAGGTGCAGGGAACTGGGTATCAGCAGGAGCAATCTCATTGTTGCCGATTGTGCAGAGCCTAAATCCATCAAGGAGATACACAATGAAGGCTTATGGATTGTCGGTAGCACCAAGGGTCCGGATTCCATCAAGAACGGCATCGACATTTTGAAGCGATACCCGATACATATTACAAGACGTTCCAAGGGCATCATCGGCAACATGCAAGCGTACAAGTGGATTGTTGACCGAGACGGAAAGACAACCAACACCCCGATAGACGCATTCAATCACGGTATAGACGCAATACGATACGCAGCCTTGAAGAAGTTATCTGTCGCTCATAATGGAACGGCTAGAGCAAGAGTAATCAAACAGAATTAAATACAGAGCATCATGGATAAGAATACGAAATTCGGCTACTGGGTCAAGGTAGCACCAATTGCAGGCTTCCGGCTAGAGGGTAAGTTTACCCGTCCGGAATTCGTAGGCAAGGTTGAGACGCCCGAGAACTTGGATAATCTGTCTATCGGGCAATTAATCGACCTTTCCTCGCTGTCAGATACCAACGAGAGCTTGTATGTAGTTGTGCAGACAATTCTCGGCTTAAAACGCAAGGAGATAGACAAGGCGAGAGCCTTCGATGTGGTCCGCTTCGTTGGCTGGGTATCTGGCGAAGTTGAGCGCATCAACAAGATTTTCGAGAGCACGAACACCAAGCCAACGGCAAGGGAGAAGAAGGCTGGCATCGAGCAGCTCAACTTCGGATTGTTCGGCATGCTCGACTGGTACGCAAAGAGAATGGGCATACAAGACCATGACCAGGTTCTGAGCACTCCATGGTTGCGGATATACAAGTGTATCGACATGGATAATAAGCGCAACCAATACGAGAGGAGATACCAAGAGACTATGAATGACGAAATAAATCACAGACAATGACGAACACAATCGAGAAAACAGTCAAGGAGATAGCTACGGAGCAGTTCGATGGCTTCTCATACGTATTCGATACTTGGGATAAGGCAGACACGCGTCTTGAGCGTCTGGAGTTCCCGGCTATCGTCTGCATCATGCCTGTGTCCGGTACAACTACCATCCGCAATGGCAAGGTTATCGACACGGAGAATATTGCACTCGCATTCCTAGACATTGCACCAAGGGGTGCAGATGGTGAGGATAACGAGGAAGTCTACACTCGAATGAAGGAGCAGGGTGCACGGTTCATCGCAGCCATCAACGCATCAAGGAAGTTCGAGCCTATCGAACAGGCTTACTATGATGTTATCTGCGAGAGAATGAGCAGCATTGTGTCCGGTATCATGTATCAGCTACAGATCAAGCAGACAATCGGTAATTGCGTATGAAAAAAATTGAGTTCGATGCGAAGGCCGCATCTGTAATCATGAGGGAAGAAGCGGAGAGAGCAAGGCAGCTCATCATCGCACACATCAGAGCCAACGGTCAGAATGCTAGCGGCAAGACCACTGCAAGCCTTAATGTGCAGCAGCCAAGCGAGGAAGAAACGGTTCTCTTCGGCCACAGACCCTTCGGAGTACTGGAGACTGGACGAAGGGCAGCCAAGATACCATACGGCTTCGCTGGCATCATCCGGCAATGGATGAACGACAAGGGATTGCATGGAACACCTATTCCGTACAAGACAAACCGGACACACAAGTATACACCACAAGAGCGTGGCGACATGAGCTTGGCCGGAGCTATTGCCCACATGATAGCCATCAAGGGCAGCAGCCTACATCGCAAGGGCGGAAGAAATGACGTCTACTCGAATGTAATACCAGAGACGATGAAGAGACTGGGCGACAGATTAATCTCGCTCATACATCTTGGATTCGGTTCGATTAAACTTAACAATGAAACGGTATGAGACAGACAACGAAAAACAATATCACGGTTCAATATCCGGACGCTGTAGGCTTCGCATTCATTCCTTGCATCATCAAGGCGAGCGGAAGCAACCTATCGTGGATTGAGGTAATAATCAGATATAACAACATAGAACGTTCCTACAATGTGGAAACGTTTAACGGCAGTTGTATAACTGACTTCAAGACATACGTGCAAGCTCTTTTTGACGGACATATCAATGCAGCCTACGATTGGACGATAGACTATGATTCCAGCATGCTAAACCGTCTCGTGATTATCAAGGTAAACGCATACGATGATGGAAACGTACAGCTTGCGAGCGTCGACTTCACCACGAACATAGTTTGGGGCGCACCAAAGTATGGGGAGACGTGGAACGGCTACAAACGCCTTACATGGTTTACTCATTATCCGTTCACCTTTGGCATATACTTAAGCAATTTGAACGCCAACCTACTAATCGGTTACGAGGGAGTACCAAATAAGCTACTGAAGATTCCTATTAACGGTATGGTGGACTTCTACGCAGGCATATTGCCTAGTGGTGCAAAATACTGGAACATCTACGACTATGATGGAGAGATTCAGCAGGGAACGTTTGACAATACTTTCGACCTTACTTTCAGTCTAGCCACCGGTGGCAAGCAGTCTCTATTGCTTCGCATCGACAGAGACGATACCGAGAGCGGTATCTATTTACGTTGGATTGACCGACACGGATTTATCCGCTATTGGCTCTTTGCGGCTGGGGAGGAAACGAGGGAAATAGCCAGCGACCTGAGTTTCATACGCAACAATTTAGGCGATTACCTATACGGCTACTATGGCGATAATGGAAGAAGGCAGGGATACAATCGTACGGACTCCATCAAGCTTTGTGCTCCTTTGGTAGACCGAGATACGTTTGATATGCTGCAAGACTTAACCAGCAGCCCAGTTGTTGACATGTACCTCGGTGGAGACTGGGCGCAAGAGGAAGATGAGTGGATGAGCGTGACGATCAAGGCAGGAAGCTACACGAAGAGCACAGCTTGCTTGCAGGATTTCGTGTGCGAAATGGTAATCAATAACATTAACGTTCAGAGACTATGATGGAACAACAACTATACATCGATGGCGTGCTGATGGACTTATCGGAAGATACGAGCATCACGCTCGACATCAAAAGTAATCTTTTTCGTGATGTTACGAAAATGACTTCGAACCACACATACACCATTCAGTTACCAAGGACGGTGCACAACCTTTCTGTTTTACAGCAAGCGGACAGGCCGAAGAGTGGCAGCAGATATCCTTTTATTTTCCACCAGTGCAGCTATTTCCGTGAAGGTGTGCAAATTATCAAGGACGGACGATTGAACGTACTGAGCATTGAGGAAAGTATCGAGGTTTCAATTTGTTGGGGTATAATGCCAGCGTTCACGAAGCTGCTGGAGAGCGGAATGAAACTGAACGAACTGGGAGTGATAGATAGAGTGTATTTCGGGAAGTATAACACTCCAAACACCAGAGAGGAAGCCGTGAGCAATGGGATATTCTTTGCTTATTACAACCCATATCGAATTGAGAGCAAAGACAACTACGGCATTAATTTGGTGCAGAGGAATAAATATACCACAACACAATACTCGCCTAACCGTGGACGCATCAGAACAGGCACAGAAGCCGGAAAACATATAAGCGGAAAGATAGAGAACGAATCGGACACGATTTGTGCTATCATTCCCTTCCTGCCATCGACAACGGCAAAGGTGCAAGCGCAAGGAAAGGGCGATTACAGAAGCTATGCAGTACTGGATAAGTACATGCAGGTTATATCCGTGAGCGGAGAAGATGAGACGCTGGGCGAATATACCATCAGAGGAGAGACAAGGGCTGCGTACCTTGTAGTGAATGCGCCTGCCGAATATTACGGCACTTTATCGCTATCTGTTACCGGGTTAACACCTATGCACGAAATGATAGATGGAGATAATAAAGAGGATTTCGTTGGCGATGAGGTGGCAGTGAACGAATATAAGACTTCTCCAAAATACTTGCAGCCATGCGTGACCGTAGGCTGGCTATTGTCAAGAATAGCAAGCAAGTCTGGTGTCTCTTTCATTTGGCAGGATGATGAAGCCAAGAAGATGTTGAGCAGTCTTGTTGTGCCTATTATCAACAACAAGGCAGACGACAAGACGATTATTGGTAATCTGACCGCAGACGTTAAGAGCCGTGACGGACTAGGTGCGCTTTCCTTTTCCATCGACAACTCATTGACATCAGTCACGCCAAGCACTGGCAGCGATGTGCAGAAGCTGACGGTAACGAAGGATTGCGAACTGACCTTTGACGTGCAAGTACAATACTACATCAGGCACCAGTTTGAAGACGCTGCAGAGATTCAGTTGCCAATGGGCGTGAAAATGACCGTAACAACGCCAAGTACTACTGGAAGTGAAGCATCAACGCAGGAATACGAGTTCGGAGACATGGAATACGAGGATGGGCAGGATAAGTACCCGGTCGTACTACGCAGCTATGCTATCGATGGCTATCTTTATTTACTTTCGGCAGGGACAAACACAATATCGTTAAAGAAGGATGATGTACTGACGTTTGAGACTATCATGCATGGAATAAACACAGTCAATTTTCCTTCCGTTTATGGTGGAAAAATCACAGCGAGCGTCAAGGTTGGAGATAGCGTGCCGATTGGGGGAAGTTTCCCTATTGGCATAAATCTGCCCGAAATCGAGGTAACAAACTTCATTAAGTTTTTGGCTTTGATAACTGGCTCATTCCCTAGACAGCTGACTAATAGCACGCAAGTGCAGTTCGTTATGTTTTCCAAGGTCTGGAGCAACAAGGCGAACGCCTACGACTGGAGCGGAAAACTCATTCCGTATGACCGCCAAGGTGCACCACGAAAAAGCGAGTATTTCGTTTCTGACTTCATGCAGCACAACCGCTACAAGTGGAAGGAAGACGAAGAGACAACTGGAGACTATGATGCAGACCTCGCAATCGACAACCAAACTTTGGACTACGAGCAGGACACGTGGACGTTGCCTTTTGCAGCTAGCGATGGCAATCGGATACCGATAAGAACGCTGGATTCCTTCGGCATGAAAAACGGTGGCGAGTACAAGAGCTGCAAGGAGCGGATAATGACGCTAAGAGATGATAAGGAACAAGCGGCACTTCGATTCGATATTGACCTTCAGAATATATTCGACACGAAGTACAAGCAGCTTGCAGCAAGCATCGCCAGGGCGCACGTAATCACGGAACGGCTCAATCTGTCTGACTTGGATATTCTGGACTTTGACGAAACGAAGCCAGTGTACCTTGCTCAGTATGGCGCATATTTCGCAGTTCTTGAAATCAAGACAACAGACAGCGGATATTGCGAGGTTGAAATGATAGAATTAATCAATTAAAATCGTATTGTTATGGCAAACGAAACAGTTTCCGAGGAGCAGAGAATCCTCGACATCAAGGTCAAGTACAAGGATGCGATACAGAGCATTGCATCATACAAGAAGAAGATTGACGAGCTCAAGGCCGCAGAAGCGGAATTGAAGGAGCAGAAGAAGGCCGGGGCAATCACTGATGAAGAATACCAGAAGCAGATGGTTGCAACCGATTCCGTCATTACCCAATACAAGGATAATATTCGGGTGCTCCGCAAGGAACTACAGAACAATCTCAGACAAGAGCAGGAGAACGAGGGCAGTCTGAAATCTCTCCGTGCCCAGCTCTCGAATGCTACGAAGGCTTATGATGAGATGAGCCGTGCCGAGCGTGATAGTTCCAAGGGTCAGGAGATGCAGGAGCATATCCAAGACTTGATAGAGGAGCTGAAAGAGGCTGAGGAGGCTACTGGAAGATTTCAGCGCAGTGTCGGCAGCTATTACGATTCCATGATGAAGGCGGCTGACGACCTACAGAACACCGAGTTTTTCGGTTTTGATGTTGTTGATGATACTGGAATCGGAAAGGTTATGGAAATGGGAAAGTCCGTGGAAGACCTAAAGGTAAAGTTTGGTGCCTTGAAAAATACGGCTCTTTCCTTATTGACCAACCCTTATTTCCTCGCCATGGCAGGTGTGGCTGGTGTCGGAATGGCATTCAAGTGGTGGTATGACTACAACAAGGGATTGATGGAAGCCACACGACTGACGAAGCAGTTCACCGGATTGACCGGAAACGAGATGAAATCCGTGCGCAACGAGGTTCTTGCGGTATCCAATACATTCGGTTTGGAATTCACGGAGACGATGCAGTCTGCTAATACGATGAGCAAGGCTTTCGGCATTTCCGTTTCTGAGAGTTTGAAAATTATGCAGGACGGACTTGTGAGCGGTGCAAACGCCAACGGAGAATTCCTCGATACGATTAAGGAATACCCGAGATACTTCAAGGAAGCCGGACTGAGTGCAGAGGAAATGGTGGCAATATCAACGCAAGCGACCAAGGAGGGAATTTTCAGCGACAAGGGTGTTGATACCATCAAGGAAGGAAATATACGACTGCGAGAAATGACAACCGCTACGGCTGCTGCGCTTGACGGAATAGGCATTTCTTCCAAGCAAGTTCAAAAGGACTTGCAGGACGGAAACAAGACCACATTCCAGGTTATGCAAGAGGTGGCTAATAAGTTAAAGGAACTTCCGCAATCAAGTGCTGCTGTGGGTAGCGCAATTGCCAACATCTTCGGTGGTCCGGGAGAGGATGCCGGGCTTGCTTATATCGAAATGCTCGGTAATATCGAACTTGATATGGACAAAGTGAAGGCAAAGTCCGGTGATCTCGCCAAGGCACAAGAAGACGAATTGAACGCAACCAAGGAATTGCAGGACGCAATGGCTTCTCTGTTTGATTACACAGGGGGTGGCTTCGAGAACATGAAGGCTCAGTTGTCAACGATTGCAAAGAAATCACTTACGGCAGTTATCAAGGGAGTTGTGCAGGCAATCAACTACTTCATCGACTGGTACAATGACAGCCTTCTGTTGCGAGGGATAATCAATGCACTCGGGACAAGTTTCCGCTTGATGTGGAACGCAATCAAACTCGTATGTAATCTCGGAATAGACGCATTCAAGAGGATGGGCTTTGCAGCCAAGGGCATGCTTGATATTCTCGAAGGTATCGTGACTTTCGACCTATCAAAGGCACAGAAGGGATTCAAGGAGATATTCGACATTTCCGGCACAATCAAGGAAGCATGGCATGACATCAAGAACGCTGGCATCGAGATAGGAAACTCATTCGCAGACGGATTCGAGAACACCGTGAACGGAAGACTGAACCACCTGAAACTTGCGAACCTAGACGGTGGAGCGACCAGCATCGAGCCAACGAACGGAAACAAGGGAACGACACCAGCAGCAGCCAAGGGCAACACCACCAAGACCAAGGCACAGAGAGCCAAGGAGCAAGCGGAAGCAAAGGAGGAAGCCGAGCGCAGGAAGAAGCAGGAAAAGGAATTGCAGGAAGCGATTGCGCTTATACAGTACAAGTACAACGAGCAGGTAATGGACGCAAAGAAGCGATACCTCGCAGGCATGTACGACAACGAGCGAGACTACAGCAACGACCTCGAACAGCTGGAGAAGAACATGGTAGCGAGGAGCATTGACGCATACGTGGCTGCCGGGCAAATCGGAGCGGAAAAGGCGCAGGAAATGCAGGTAAAACTTCTAGACATCATGATAAAGGCGAAAGCGGACTTGAAGAACCAAGCAAAGGAGATTGTGGACGAACTCAACAAGGAGTTCGAGGACGCAGAGAAGGCACGCAAGGATGCGGACATCATGAACGGTGGCACTGGAGAGGAAGATGATACAGCCAAGCTGGAGAGATACAAGGCTTTCCTGGAGCAAAAGCTAGCAACGACACAAGAGAATGTTGAAGCGCAGAAGCAGCTACATAAGGAGTTGCATGATACAGAGATTGAATTGAAGGAAGACAGCAACAAAAAGCAGGCGCAGTTATCTTCCAAGCAACTGGAGACAATGGCGCAGATGATTTCGACCATGGGTGATGGTCTGGCTGACTTCTTCAGCGAGCAGGATAAATCTCTCCACTCGTTCTTGAAATCGATGCTTACGTCATTACTCGATGCAATCAAAATTGCCATTGATGCTTATTACGCTCAGATCCTAGCAAAAGAGATTGCAAGCAAGTCGTGGGCTGGTGTCGCCAGTACTGCTGCGCTGATGGCTCTTATCAATGCAGCTTTTGCCGGAGCGAAGGCAGCAATCAAAGGTTTCTCTACTGGTGGCTACGTGCAGGGTGCCGGGACCGGAACAAGTGACAGCATCCCCGCAAGGCTCTCGAATGGAGAGAGCGTAATGACCGCCAAGGCTACTTCAATGTTCAGCCCAATTCTCTCAGCCTTCAATCAATTGGGTGGTGGTGTGCCTATTGTTGTAAGCGGCAACCAGAGCAATATCGGCATTGATATGCTGGCTGCTGCCGTTGCCAAGGGGTATTCGATGGCTCCGCGTCCTGTTGTCAGCGTTGAGGATATCAACAAGACGCAGAGAAGGGTCAAGACAATTGAATCTCTTGCTGCAATATAGTGTTATTTCTATCATATTTGCGCTCTGTGCGGTTTTATTTGTCAAGTGGTGTAATTATATACCAAGGCACAAAATATCCGCTCATAACGTGAATTTTCGCTCAATTCACAAAAATTAAGTGTCTGAAATGAAAACATATCGAAAATAATCGTATCTTTGCAGCAGTTTAAACTAAAAATATCTATAATTAATGGCGCAACTAAGAATATACAACGATATTGATTGCCAGGATAACAAATTCTGGTATCAATGGTTCGGTGGCGATTGTGTCTGCTTTCAAGACATCGACACGTTTGCGAAATCCATCCCGGAAAATGATGATACCATCGACATGCGTATCTTCTGCAACGGTGGCTCGGTAGTTGAAGGCTGGGCAATCTACGACCGATTGAGACAGAGCGGAAAGAAAATCTCCTGCATCATCGAGGGCAAGGCTGCATCAATGGCGACAATCATCATGCTCGCAGCACCGAAGGAGAGCCGTAGGGCGTACGAGAACGCATCATTGCTTCTGCACAATCCGTGGATACCTTGCTGGGCACTTGAAGAGCAAGTGACGGCAAAGGATTTGGAGAATCACGCAGAGGAGATGCGAATGTGGCAGAATAAGATGGTAGATGCTTATGTAGAGCGATGCGGATGTGACCGGGAAGAGGTACAGGCATTGATGGATAAGGATATATTCATCGACACGAAGGAAGCAATCCGTCTCGGTTTAATCTCTTCTACAGTTCCAGCTATCAGCGCAAGGGCAGGCAAGTCAGTTTCAAGTTTTATTAATAATTCAAAAAAACAAAATCCAATGGCAAAAGAACAGAAAAAAGAAATCAAGGCTTCTTTGCTCGACAAGATTCTTGCTCATTTCGGTGTCAAGTCTCTTGACGAGGTAGAACAGAAGGTGTACGAGCCACAGTCTGAGAAGAAGGATGATGTTGTCGCAATGGAACTCAACACATCGGACGGTCAAGTTCTGACCGTAGAGCGTGAAGAGGGCGACCCACAAGTCGGTGACAAGGCGAGCCCGGACGGTACATTTGAGATGCCGGACGGCAAGACAATTGTTGTCGAGGATGGTGTTATCACGGACATCAAGTCTGCCGATGACAACGAAGACAACGATGAAGGCGGTGAAGGCGAAGGTGGTGACGATACCGTTGCCAAGTTGAAGAATCAAGTTGCCGCTCTCCAGACTGAGCTCGAAGGAGTGAAGGTAGAATTGAGCAAGGCGCAGTCTATGGCTAAGACCAAGAACGATATGCGCATCCTCAACGCTGTGAAGATGGCAGGCGGTGAAAAGATGCTTGCTAAGTTCGCAAGCAGTTATGTTCCGCAGCAGCGTCAGCCATCCGGCAAGCAGGCTGGCGAGCAGGCTTCCATGAAGGAAGACAAGAAAGATGCCGTTATCGCTAAGTTGAAAAAGCTCAACGGCAAGAAGTAGTTTTTAATCATTAATTGTTTTTAATATTTATGAGTGGATTTACTAAAAAGCAGGTCGAGAATCTGGTTCTCGAATCTGCAAACCTTGCGAGTATCAAGGATGCGATTCAGGAGACATTCTACAAGGATGAAGACTTCTCTCGCTTCGTGAACATTCAGAAAGTCAAGGAGAAAGACCCTATCGCTCTTCTCGGTGAGATGGAGATGGTAGGTAAGAAGGGCGGTGGCTGCGACCCTGTCTATGAAGAGAAGGGTATTGCCAACTCTCAGAACCGCTGGGAACTCGGCAATTGGGAGATTCCTCTTAAGGTATGTTTCGAAGCCTTGAAGGGAACAATCGCTGAGTATTCATTGAAGACCGGAACTGATATCGGAGACCTTGAAGATACCGATTTCCTTGCTATCTATGCTGATGCGCTCAAGCGTGCAATCCTTCAGATGATTTGGCGTTTCGGCTGGTTCGGTGACACAGAAGCGAAACTGGTTGACAGTGGCGGTAAACTGACTGCTGGCTCTAACGTAGACGCATTCAACGTCTGTGACGGTCTCTTCAAGCGTATCTTCGCTGCAACCGCAGAAAAGAACCATACTGAGATTGCAGCGAACAAGGCTGAATCAACCGCAGCACAGATTGCAGCTATCCGTACCAAGGGCACAGCTACAACTCTGGTCGATACCATTCTGATGGACGTTGACAGCCGTATCATTGATGACCCAGGCGCAGTTCTCCTCATGACCAGAGGTCTTGCGGATGCTCTCGCTTATGACATCAAGAAGACCTACAGCGATATCCTTCCATTTGAGAAGGTGTTCGATGGCTTCGATGTGGCGAACTACAATGGTGTTACCATCGCGCGTGTCGGCATCTGGGACCGCATGATTAAGGCATACGAGAAAGGCGAGGCGACAATTAACCTTCCTTATCGTGCGGTATTCTGCAATCCGAAGCAGCTTATGGTTGGTACGGATGCAGACAATCTCATCAGCGACCTCGACATCTGGTTTGAAAAGAAGGAGCGCAGAAATTATATCTACGCTACCGGAAAGATTGGTACTGCATTGCTCGAATCAGACATGATTCACGCGGCATATTAATCGCTCCAACATCTTCAATTTATCAATTAGTATTAAGTCAGTTATCCTCGCCATCCGAAAAGGTGGCGGGGATATAAACTAACAACAAAAAAGCAAAAATTATGACTGGAACATGTGAGAAACTTATCTCGCAGGATATCAATATTGCCTGTGATGAAATGGTCGTAAAAGGCTTGGAGAGCGATGGCATCATCATCAATCGTGAGAGTGTCGACTTCTCTAAGTGCGTAATTGCCGACAATGTAATCAAGACGCTCGTTCTTAAGGTTGGCAAGAAGGGTTATCAGATCAAGCAGGATGGCAACAAGCCTTTCTCCGGAACCAAGACCGAATTGAACGTTGGCACATACCGCAACAGTTGGAACAATACCGTAGCGGTGGTTGTGCTCGCCAATACTCCAGAGGTTGCTGCAAATATCATTGATGGTCTTGCTAGCGGCAAGTTCATTATTATCCTTCGTAACCTTTCAAAGGGTACTGATGGCAAGGCAGAGTATCAAGTGTTCGGCTGGGCGCAGGCATTGAAGGCAAGTGCAGGCGAGAATGACAAGTATTCTGATGATACCGAGGGCGGCTGGCTCATTACCCTTGAAGAGACTGGTGCTCCAAGAGCAGCATATTTCTTCTTCGATACTGATGCAGCAACCACGGAAGCCAAGTATAAGAGCCTTCTGACCGAAGCCTCATCAGATTAGCCTATGACATACAAGGAAGCAGTCGCTATTGTGGAAGACCTACGGAGTAGGTTTGACTCTCCTTTCGGAGCAGCCGACAAGGCTGCAATCGAGAAACTATACATCATGGTAGCTCGCAAGCAGTTCGTACCAACGACATGCCAGCAATGTTACCATGATGCGCTAATTGAGATTTATTTAACTCTTAAAAATTCAAAAGCTATGCCAGAACAGTGTAATTATAGAATGAAGGCCGGATTCATCATTTCGTGCCCAGACTTCCATGGCGGCAAAATCTTTACCAACGAGAACCTTACCGACGAGGTCGCTGCAGAATACCTTGATAAGTTTCCAGGGATGCAGGACTACTTCCAGAAGGTGCCGAAAGAGAAGGTCGAGAAGCCAGCCGAGAAGAAGAAGGGAAAAGCCGTAAAGGATAAGAAGCCAGCCGAGAAGAAGGATGAGGGCAGCAATGATACTCCATCCGGTAACAACGAGTAAACTATTAAGCGATGAACGTTAAGACAGTTAAGAAGCCAGCGAGACGCGTAGACACGAGTTATGTGTCTCGCTTCAAGATGCAAGCATACGGATATAATAATCTATATCCGCAGAATATTGCGCAGATTACAGAAGCAAGCGGTACTGCTATGCTATGTATTGACCGATACGCCCGCTTCATTGAAGGATACGGATTCGGCAATGATGCCGTTGCGGAATACATTCTCAACAATGAAGGAGATACGACAGACGATATCCTTAAGAATGTTGCTGCCGACTTGGCAAAGTTCGGTGGTTTCGCCCTTCACGTCAATTATAACGTTCTATGCCAAGTGTCAGACGTGCATCATGTACCCTTCGAGAACTGCCGACTTGAAGAGCCGGACGACAAGGGGCACGTGGCGCATGTTCTCGTTCATCAAGACTGGACGCAGCGTAAGACAAGAAACGGCAAGAAGTTGAGAGTGACCGAGGAGAATATCGAGAGGTTCGACATCTTCAATTCTGACCCGGATATCGTGAGCCAACAGATAGATAATGCTGGCGGTATCGATACGTACAAAGGTCAGATCATGTGGTGCAGCTTGGATGGTAAGTTCGTGTACCCGAAGGCTCGGTATGATTCCGCAATCACGGAAATCTCAACAGATGAAGGTCTGGGCAACGTCAAGGCAAGGAACGTCCGTAACAACTTCCTTGTCTCCTGTATGCTCATCAGTAAGAAGGGTGTGCCAAAGACGGACCCGGAGACTGGCGATGAGATTGATAGCGGTCAGATGATAAGCGATGAAGACCTTCAGCAATTCCAGGGGGATGAAAACTCATTGAAGATTCTCGCCATCGAACTGGAGAACGATGAGGATGAACCGAAGGTCGTTGCCTTCCCAACTAAGAACTTCGACAAGGAGTTCAGCGTGACGGATGCAAGCGTCATTGAACGCATTTATGCTCAGTTTCATCAAGAATTGTTCTATGCCATCCGTATCGGCAAACTCGGCTTTAGCGGTCAAGTAATGCAGGATGCGTATGAATACTATGCCGGAGAGGTGACCGTTGAGCAGAGATTCATTGAGAGAGCCTTCAAGAAGGTGTTCTCTGCTTATGTAGACCCTGCCCTGCAAACGTTAGACTTGACCTTGCAGCCATTGAAGTATATCAGCAGCGAGGTCGCAGGAAACAATACAATTGATTAAGACCATGGCAGAAGAAAGAACATCATTATTGACGGTTGAGCAGTTCAAGCAGCTAGCTCGACCTACTGGCAACCATATTGACGAGGAAGAGGTCAAGGTATTCATACGTGAATGCGAAGACAGCTTCATTATCCCGGCTATCGGTTATGAGAGGTTCAAGGCTTCCATCGGTCAAGGTGATTTCGGGGATTCCGTTCTTCCGGGATTCAATGCAGATACCTTCATTGACGGTGGCGAATACTCTGTCGATGGCAAGGATTCGAGCTGTAAGGATATCAAGGTCTTGAAATATACGAGTGGAATACGTAAATCGCTTGCATATTTCGTGTATGCGAAGATATTACGCTCGGATGGTACAATTGTCAGCCGGAGCGGTGCAATGCGTCACAGAGACGATTATTCAGACCATGTTGACGATTCATCGCTTAAGCAGTACAACGACATCATGGGGATGGCAGAGAGTTACTTATCAGACGCCCTTCTGTATCTTAAGGCGACAACGAAGACTGGTGAGGTCAAGCCGCATCGAAGTACAAGGGTAAGGATTCATGCAATCGGAGATTAGCTTATGGTTGAAGTATCAGACATTTTAACTCGCTCGAAAAGAGTGAGAGACGAGACACAGGTCGGTGGGAATACAGCCAGCAGGGTTGGCGGTATTCTTGTCGACTTGTGTCAGTTGGTGAAGACTGGTGGTGTCGAGGTTCCATCCAGAGATACGAGATTTCGGGGTGAGTGGTCCGAGATAGTTGCGAATAGCGACAATCCATACGTATGCGATGAGACTACAATCGATAGCGTATATTATTACGGCTGCAAGTACTTCTGTAAGAAGGACATAACGAAACTGCCGCCTACGTATCCGTTCACGGATTGGGGATTCCTTGAAGGGAATCCGTATTTTTACCTGCAAATGACTTCCTCGAAGTTCTGGAACTTCCGCATCAGTCAACTATTGAAGGTAGACAAGGACGGAAACTTCCTTCCGTTCACTACTCTTGAAGTGACCGGATTGCTGTATAATCAGGACGTGACCGGATTCATGTACAACGTTGTATGGACGAGAGATACAGGACGCCCGGATCAAGATTACGCTTGGAACAACACGCACAAGAATATTGGAACTTCTCTTCCTCTGACCTACGATGATATCGGTGGCAATGATTACAAGGCAGGAACTACGACATTCAAGTGTACTGCGCAGATTGATGCCGGAAAGACAATATTCACAGAAGAACAGGAAATCAAAATATAGACAATATGAAAGAATTAGGAAAAAGCAATCCGAAAGAGCTATCTATAGAAACAACTGCCTACTCGCAGAGCGTATCTATTGAGAACATCGGAGCAATCACGAACAGACAGACGTATGATGCTGCCAGCAAGACCTATGAGCCGGACTTCTCGCAGCGCCCATGCCAGCTCTTCCCTAAGTGCTTCCTCATTGACCCGGACAATCCGGTACAGACGGAAGTCTTCAACAAGCAGCTTGATTCCTTCAAGTGGTTTGAGGTGACATCGGAGGGGGAAACGCTTATCTATCCGAGTGCAGATGCAAGCGGAATCAAGGCTGGCTACGAGGTAGAGAAGAATGGCGAGTATAAGGGTATGCTCTACGTCAAGTCTAATGGTAAGGTAGGCAATCGCAGAACCGTCAAGTTCATCGCTACATGGACAGACCCATTGAGCGGATACATCTACAAGTTCCAGGCAGCAAAGCCTATAACGGTTGAGGATATTACGGAAGCAAGGGCTACCCTGTCTCTTGATGCGCCATCCGCCATCCGGTGGAACCCGATGCGCATGCCTGCAGAGCAGACCATCAACGCAAAGGTCTTCGTTGGTAACAGCGACATGACCGATAGTGATAAGGTCAAGTTGTGGTGGCTGCGAATTCTCTGCGATGGAACAAAGGAGCCGATTACGGCAGACGATGAGACCACGAGCTGGGAGATTGATACCATTACGACATCTGAGAGCGGACAGATCACGGGAATATCAATCAATCGTGAGATGATAGGGGATTCCATATCTTACGAGGTTCATGCGGTGTACAATGCAGATGGAGTATTTCCGAAGTCTTACTCTAAGACAGACGCGATAGAGACTACTACCATCGCAAGGTATATTCCGAGCCTTAATATTACGTATTCCGGCTCTACGACATCAATCGTTAATGGTGTCTTGTCTATTCTCTGTACTGCATTCGTCTCTGATGGTGCCGGAACACTCGATGCGTCCGTCTGGAATGAATACGCAAGGGCTCGTTGGGCATTCGTCAATTACTCCATCGATGAAGACGGAAACAGAACTGAATCCGAGAAGCTCATCGGCTACGGAACGGAAATGTGGATTCCGGTAGAGCAGAGTAAGTTCCTTCGAGTGACATTGGAAGACCGGGGAAACTACGTTGTTCTCGTTGATGACAAGGGCAAGGTTCTCGAAGATGAAGCCGGAAACAAGTTGATAGAACGTGAATTGATTAATTAATAATATTATGGGATATTACATCAAGGTAACTAAACAGGTGGCTTCTCGCATCCTATCCGATGGAGTGAAGCCAACGAAGACTGCTGACGGAAACTGCATCGTGTGGCAGTCTGAATTGAACGGAGTTGAGGGTGTCAATCTCTCTGAGAGAGCGGCAACTGTTGGCGGTGTCCTTCTTACTGCCAAACAGGCAAAACTGGAGATTGCCGGAGTAGAGCATCATTCCGAGTGCTATACACCAGCCGCCTATGGTGGCGAGGATAAGATAAGTGATACCGGGCAGGAGACTGCTGAGTATACACAGACGGTCAAGGACCCGGAAGTTATCGGTGCATCACCAGCCGATGAAAAAGAAGTCAAACCAAGTAAAAAATAAAAGCAATGAGCAAAGGAACAGTAACCGGTCAAGTGACCGTGATATCTGATGGTACAACGTTCTTCCCGATTCTACAATGCACTATCGGAGACTTGTATCAGTCTTACAAGGGAGACCCTGCATCGCCTACGAATGTGTCTCCTAATTTTGAGACTATCGAGAGTAAGCCGTTAATTGTCTTCCAGGCATTCTCTGCACAGGAAGCGACTGGTTCAACATATAATCTCGCCAATGCAACTGCGAAATGGTACGTTGATAATACTCTTATTTCTTTCAATGAGGATGGCGTATCAACAACAGTCTTCAATGGAGTGAGCGGACATTTCACGAAGTCTACGACTGACGGAAATCCATCCCTTAAGGTCAACAAGAACCTTGTCAACATCAATGCCGGAAACTCATTTACGATTAAATGCGTGACAACGATATCTGTCGACAATACTTCTGTTGACTTGACTGCCGTCATCCCTGCGACAGTTGTGCTCGGAACGGAAAATACCAAGAAGGTTACGATTGTGGCTACAAGCACGAAGAATCTCTTCACTATTACCGAGAAGGGCGGTTCATGTACGGTTGCTGCAATGGTTATTTCGGGCGATGTTGTATCAACTGATACCTATACGTATAAATGGTACTACAACGCTGACGATGGCGACTGGACGCTCAAGAAGAGCGGAACAGAGAAACAGTTTACAATCAATGAAGCAGACGTAAATTCGTCTCTCCTCATCAAACTGGAAGTATACAAGGGAAGTGAGTTGTACGGCATGGATACGCAGAGCATCAATGACGTTTCAGACCCTTATATCTTATTTCCTAACTGCTGCAGGGAAGGTACGAATGAACTGCGTGCAGAAGCGGTAAGACGCAAGGAGACTGGCAATCTTGTCTACAAGCCGCAATTGTACAGACGTGGAAGCTCAACACCGGAAACCGGATACAAGTTCAACATGTTCTGGTATGATTACGCTGGAATCAAGGTTCTCTCCTACGAGAATGCTGCCGAATTCACGGTTCCGATAAAGACTATCACGGAGCACAGCGGCTTAATCTACGTGTTGCAGACAACAATATAATATCGCGCCTATGGAGGGGAAGAACGTATTGGCTTCGGTAACAGGCAATGTTCCTGTAATCGAAGAAGGAGAGAAGGGAGCGAAGGGTGCAACAGAACGCCCTCGCTCTTGGGAAGAAATCCCGGATGGCTCTGCAATTGAATCCGGAACAGGCAATGAACAATGGATTGATATTGTTCTGTATGGGGATGATTTCTACCAGTGCATCAGATCATTCACGAAGGGTAATGGTGTCGTACCTACGAACACGATATACTTCAAGCCTATCACTGACTACAAGCGGCTTGCAACTGGGTTATTTCTCGCAAGGAAAGGCTACATCAAAAACCTCATGGTTAATGACATATACATAACAGGCGATGGCACAGAAACCGGAAATGTTCTACTGAAGGCTGATAAGGACGGAATCACGTGTAACACAGGAACATTCAAGAATGTAGATATAAGCGGTAAGGTCACTGCAACGTCCGGCTTCGTTGGCAACTTTACAATTGCAGATGGTTCTATCAAGTATGTGTCTGCCGCGAAGACCTGTGAAGTTTGTACTGACTACGTGCAGTATGTTGACTTATCGAAAACCCAGTCTCTTTATTTCGGATATGGAGATTCCGGGGTGAAAGCTGAACTTAGAGGAAAGGATGAAGACAACAATGATATGGTATGCAAGATGATTGTTACTCAGGACGAATTGAAACGTAAGAACATAGGGTTGGTAACGTCTATGAGTGGATTCAAGTCTAAGTTTGCGCCCAACGAGCTATATATTGGAGATTTCTTCAAGCGAGCGGTTATGGTGCA